TTATGATTTAGATTAAGGGGCTGTGCCTGTAGGACGAGTCTATCATTAGCCACAGCAAACATCCATTTTTCGGGATACTCACTATCGCCGAGACCAAGTTCGCTCGGAACGATATTAGCATACATATAGATGACGTCTGTTACGCCAGTCAGGTCGAGGTGTTCTTCATCGCCGTCACTGCTGTAGCGTTCTGTACGAGCATCTGACTTACCAGCTATGCTACTATAGCCTTTGCAGTACTTGAGATAACGAGCATTAAACATATCGTCACCGGCTCGTTCAGCGCTAAGCAGCCTATTCTTATTATCACGAACAAGCCATCCGATAAACTCACCATCCTGATACTTATGCACAGGGGTGTTAGGATCAGGAAGGAAGAAATAAGGATCGATGTTCTCGAACCTATGTCCTTCCCAAAGCACCTCTCGCTCTTCCATGGAGCTAAAGGCACCAGTATAGATCATGTTTCCCATCTCATCATAATAGCCGTCGGGCTTAGCTACCATCTGGTTGCCGTATTCAGTATGCCAGCTAAGCCCCATAGCGCCCAGACCGTATGCGAGCGAGTCCCGCCACTGGGTATGAAAGAATAATTCGCCCTGGGCTCGGATGAATTGCTGTTTTAGATCTTCCTTAAGCAAAAGCGTGCCGACTACATCTTCTGGACCCTTACCATCCAGATGATCGAACATCTTATCAAAGAACGCTCCGGCTAGGTAAGTCAGCGTAGCCTCTAGAATAGCATAGCTAATAGGAACAACGACGCTGACTGGCTTTCTCGAGTCATTCTTTTTAACAATCTTCTCGGCGTCGTCTAGGGTAACATAGCTCGTAAGGCTTCTGTCAATCTTCTGCCAAGCATCATGCCTTCGAGACATGAAGTTAGCACTCCCTGTGGCTTTTTCCATAACATACGAGACCACCTTACGATGCAAATCACTGTTAGGTTTCCAGTCTCGCCCGTCAGGATAGTCGTAGCCAAGGTTTTTCTCCATCCAACCCTGACTTTCTCCGTTCCAAGGAGCGCCTTTTGCGCTATATGCCATTATGCGTAGCTCCAGGTAGCGTATGCTTCTAACTCTATAGGATCTTCGTCATCGTTGGGATATTCTAGTTCCACCTGTTTCTCATCAAGTTCAGGTGGATGGAAGTATCGACCGCCTTCCTGGAACATCTCAGCGATATAAGCAAGAGCGTCCATTACGTCATCGTGGGCACTGCGAGGGAACGTTAGCAACTGCTGTTCGAGAACATTAGAACACGTCTTATTATGACTGATCAGGCCTGTTCTATATAAAGGGATCAGGGCACGTATTCTGTCTTCTTTTTTCTGTCGTGGCTTTAACTCAACGACTTCGATATCAATCGCGCCCTGATCCACGAGGAACTGATAGAACGGGAACGTTATGAACTCGTTCAGGCTAGTCACCTCTAGCCCTATTGTTCGAGCTCCTAAGCGACGTGCCATCTCTAAGCACGCTTTGTATAGCTGGTCTGGATAAACACGCTCGTTGAAGATATCCCGAACGTAGATGTTTCTGTTCTCCAGATCAACACTAACACCTATGATTGCACTGAAGTCACTCTGCGGCGTTACGCTTTTAGCAGGGTCTACGATGATAATGCTTTCTAGAGGATGCTTAAAGTAGACTAGATCCTGCTCCTGAAAGTACTTAAAAAAGCGACTCTGGAATGATGCTGTTCCAGGAGCGATCGGGATGTTCATCATCTCTCGGTAGAACGTATCCAGCTTACCAGCTTCGGTATAGCTCTTGACTTCCAGTTCTATCTGTTCGTCTGTCATAAAGTCAGGCACATGGGATCTATATTTATCATCACAGATACTATAGCGTTTCCAAGTCCAATCTGGAAGTCCATAAAGATGCATCGGGAGAGCATCCTCATGCTTCAGGGTATCGATATAACCTATTTTATAAGGCTTCTTCCTGTTCACGCACTTGATAAGAGAGCCTAGGAACCACTCTAGCTGTTTCTCTCGGTTAAGTTCGTTCTGGATAAGCTCATCATCCTCGAGGTCATCGATCACAATCAGATCAGGCCTATGCCCACGCCATAGAGCACCACGAACCTGCTGCCCGCTGCCTCTAGGAACCACGATTGTGTTGCCGTAGGCGATCCAGCTTTTCTTAGCAAAACTATCATCCACGATAGCGTCTCCGTCTTTATAGTCACTGATCTTAGGACTTCCGAAGACGTTTTTGATTAGCTGATTAGCTTGAAACAGCTCTTTTATGTTTTCAGTCTGCTGTTCTGCATGCGTAGCACTCGTGCTTACATACATAACATAACGGACTTTGCGGAAGCAAATCAGCCGCATGATGAAGGCATGAAACATACTAGTCTTGCCAATACCACGAGGCGCTAGGACTCCGACCTTCTGCTTATCAGGATCATCAAGCAACGTTAAGATTTCTCGATGAAGCCAGCTGAACGGAATCTCATACTTATCCGTTTCCTCTGGAGGAAAGAACAGCTTAACGAACGCTTCTGTGCTAACAGAGGCTTTCGCTAGGCTATCTGTAAGGGCTTCATCGAACATCAGGTGGATCCTAAACTATCATTCTTTCAAATTGAAAGCATCATACTCACGGCACCAACTGCCTACTGATCTCGTCCAGCTTTTCTTTGATATGCGGAATCTCGCTTAGGCGAACGTTAATATCCATGATTGCTGCGTTGAACTGTTTTAGTAAATCGACGCCGTCTCCGGCTGTGAACCTATTAGCCTCTATGACGCTAACCCGGCTATCGACTCGCTGGACTTCAGTCTGAATGGTCCACATGGTTGATAGGATCCAGATGATCATCGCGGTCGTTATCGTTACGAGTGCGCTTGATACGACCGAGAGGATTCGAGTTACTACCTGCCATGTGCTACTATCGCGCATGTTACCGCCTGCTGTCATACTAGGCTCCAGGAATCGGAATACTATCCGGGAGCGCCAGATAGGCGGCTGCGTTCTCGGCAACGAATTTGTTTCGGATCTGCAAGATTTGCTGGGCTGTTAGCTCGAGCCCGATGTTTTCCATGTTGGCGATGGTCTCTTGGGCTTTTTCTACACTCGCTCTGATAGAACTGCCCACTGAAGCAAGCCGCTGACCGTAGTTGATGATCTCGTCAGCGTATGCGAGTCGCTCTTGATCGGTCCAAGTGGACCATCCGGCTGGAATTTGCATCTCTAAAGCTCCTTAGTTGTTCGCGTAAGATAACTCAACAAACAAATTTGCCGGGTCCGTGTCGATGCAGAGAAGGGTCAGCGTATCCTGCGAGCCAAGCACCCGAGTTGCGCCGAGGTAAAATGTCGCGCCATCGGTTACTGTCAGCGTATTGGTACTGTGCATTCCGACAAGCGTGATAACCTGTCCCTCAGTAGCATCGTCTAGATTTGAGAGCGTAACGGCACCAGTCGCATCGGCCTTGAAGATATTGCCCCCTGCAACACTGGGGGTGCTATCGCTAGCACCAAACGTGCCGATTGGGCTGATAACCTGCCCGCCAACAGTGAGATCGCCAGTGATCCCGACATCACCTGTAGAGCCTCCATCATCCAGCGTCAGAAGCGAGTTTTCATCGCCATCCTCAAAAATGACTCCGGCAGTGGTGAGCTCAATGTCAGTTCCCGTAAGAACCAGCCTGCCAATAGAACCATCGTCTTCGATGGTCAGCATTGCGTTAGTGCCATCGGTAATGGAGAAGGAGCCAGTGTCCTCAAAAGCGATATTGCTGGAGCCGGGAATCGCCATCCCGCCGGTCGCCGTGAGAAGCTGCGTGATGCCCACCGTGTTGTCGAAGCTGGTTGCGCCAGTGATCTGGAGGTCGCTGTCGCCATCAGCATCGAACTGGATGGTGGCATCAGTATCGTCCCCGAACTCAAGCGTGTCATTGTCGCCGAGGATGAGCTTCTCGCCGACGATAACATTTGTCCCGGCAGACAGGGTAGTGGTCGCCGACACCGAACCAGTCATGGACAGGTCGCCCGCTGGCCCGGCAGAGGCAGCAATCGTGCCTAGCACCCCAGAGCCGTTGCTGATGACAAAGTTGTCACTCGACGTTGAGTCTACGAAAATCTGGAAATCACTTCCGTTGCCAAGGATGAGCTTTTGGTCATCTGGAATCAGAACGCCCGCATCCGCATCGACGGCAGAATCGAACTCAACCACGTCCTCGAAAATCGTAGCACCGTCGATTCGGAGCTGGTTAGTGCCGTTCTCGTCGTATTCGATGGTGGCATCGCCATCGGTGCCGAACTTCATCTCGTTATCGTCAACGAAGGCTCCGCTGATTGAGAAGAGGGCAGTAGCTCCGTTGTCTTTGATGGTAAGGAACGGCGGATTGGTACCATCGTGAATCTCAAGACGGTCGTCCGTGGCCTCGTCGTACTCGAACTTGATATCCTCGCCGGTCCCGAAAGCAAAATGCATGTTGTCCTCGAGCCTTGTATCGAGCTTCAGGACAGAAAGAGTGCTGGTTGAGGAAATCCAAGTGGTCTCGTCTACACGAAGATCCATATAGGTGTCTTTGGCGCGGATCCAGCTATTGTTCTCAACCGTCCCACTGCCGAAGTTAAGATAGCCATAGGCATCTGTTCCGGCATCGGTTAGCAGAGAGATGCCGACATCTTCGCCAGTACCATCGACTTTACGCACGACAATGTCGTCAGCGTAGACAGAAGCAGACTCGGTGCCGCCACGGTCGATGCTGATTCCTGCACTCGCGCCCGTCAACGTAACAACGCCACCGCTGGTGCTTTTCAGGGAAGTATTCTGCTCCCACCCGTCCCCCGAATTGTTACCACGGAGGGTGGCGCTGGCGGTATCATTTGACGGAAGAGAAGTGTCTTCGCCCACATCATCGGAGTCGGGAAGCCACTTATTAGTAGTGGCATCGTATTTAAGGATCTGGTTATCAGTAACGCCCCGATCATCAACGCGATCAAAAAACAGGCGGTGCCCTCCGATAAAAGTATCTGCAAGAACACCGCCCCCGGCAAGGAGAGCTCCAGCGAGGAGCGAGAAGAGGGCTACTCTAAAACGAAAGGTTGTCATGGGGCGGCTCCTATATAGCGATAGACTAGCTCGATACCAAGGAGGTCGTCATCACCAGTGCTGGTTCCGTCGAACGTGATATCGAGCTCGTCTGTAGCTACAAACGGCATAGGGGGATCGTAGACTACCTGGATTCCAGTGCCGATCGTGCTAACGTCTTCGAGAAAGATAATATGGTCGTAAGCAGCACCGCTGTAGCTATCGATCTTGATCTGGATATTATTAGAAGTAGCCGCTGTGGTATCGCCTCCGTCAGCGACGGTTGCTCTAACCGCTAGAAGCTCGAACGTTCGCCCAGGAGCTAGGGTTGCTGCTATAGCAGTAGTATCGATATCCGTGGTTGTTACGGCTGTATAGCTTTTAAGCTGCCCAGGACCAACGAACTTTCCGTATTCGTCTGTAGGAGTAGACCATTCTGCATAAGCAGCAACCACCAGCACAAGAGGAGCTGCTGCTAGAAGCAAAGCTTTAAGGAGTTTCATCAGAACATTCCTTTATAAGTCGATCTGGGACTTTAACAGGAGCGATGGGGATTACTTCGATAGCAGCAGCGCGAGCATTGATCTCTTCTATCTGTTCACGGGTGAGCGTTGCTCTGACGGATGTCTGCTCGCTTCTAGAGGTCTTAGGAAGCCCCGCTCTATCTAAGACGTCTCCAGCCAGCCTGACTTTTTCCTTAGGTTCGAGAGGCTCGTTCCCTAAGAAAACGTCTTCGTAGACGGAAAGAGCGTTATCAGCCAGATCATCCAAGCGCTTTTGGCGTTCTATAAAGCGAGCTTCACGTTCTTCGTTTAACTCGCTAAGGCGAGCTTGCCCTATAGAAGAGCGAAGGACGTTACATACAGTCTGAGAGGTAATCCCTAGCTCTTCTGCTATAGCTAGGTTAGAAGAGCCTAGAGAAGCTAGCTCTAAGATTCGCTCGTGCCTAGCTTTAAGCTTCTTCAAAGGAAAGCCGCTATCTCTAGAAGCAACATCAACCAAATCCGATTCCTCTTCTGAAGAAAAGCGGTCTAGGTTAATAGCGTTAATAGAGTCCATAGCGGGCTATGATACTTTCAATTTGAAACCATCATACTTTCAAAAGCGTGTTCCAAAATAAGCCTATCTTCATTATAATAGAAGAGCTGGGAGAAGTCAACCCGATTCCTATGTTTTAACGCACGTTCTTGCTTCGAAATATGGGGTTGTTTTAAAAACTCCCAGAAAATATAACCCACACAGATAGAGCTAACGTCGAGCCTCGATCCCCCCTATCGGGATAGTACAGGTGCGCGTGGTAGTATCATGCTTTCAAATTGAAAGCTTGGCGCTTTGTAGGGTGGCTTGACATAGGGCGCGGTTTGTGGTATACTATAAGTGACAGTTGAAGAGGCCGAGGTTGGGCCTAGGATTTATTTTGTGGAGTGACTTGACTTCTAGGCTGGTTTGTGGTATACTATAGTTGATGGTGGTGATGGGGCTGGGTGCTCTTTGATAGTTGAATACGAAAGGAAAGGCTGAGTTAAAGGGTAGCCTCCTATGGTGTATGATAACGATAGGAGACTATTGAGATGAACCTTACCGAGATTTCTGAGCGACGGACTGGTCTGTCTACGTACAATGTGTACGATGGACAGTTGGTTGTTGTTGACGCTAAGGGAAAGCCTGTTGATGGGTGCAAGCTGGTCCTCAAGGGGCGTATTGACGGAGACTATTCGTCAACCCTCGCGTGGAACCCTGACACGGAAAGCTGGGAAAAGCCCACCAAGAAAAACAGCGACCTTGAACGTAAGAAGGTAGTGTTCCGGCTGAACGGGGATATTGAGCAGGAGGTCAGTGCAAGGATGCTGTTCCAGCGGACAGTTGCGGCTGTGGCGCACGGAGTGGATCCAGCTGCGAGTGTTCCCAATTGGAAGGAGACGCCGCTGCCGAGCGGGCCTGTTTCCAAGAGTGAACCGATGACACCAGAACAGCTGGAGGCGGTTCGAGTCAAGGCGGAACAGCTGGGCGTGGAGCTGTTCGAGGGCATTACCATCGCCCAGTTCAAGGCTGCTGTGGCTAAGGCGATGGGCCTCTAGAGTTTGGTTTGGAGGCTACCCTTTAACTGGGCCTTTTCTTTTATGATAACCGATAGCCAAGATAACCGTTCTATCCAACCTAGCTTTGCTAGCCGCTACCCTATAGGGTCCGTTTTCGCGGGCTTTTTCTGGTTCTTTTTCTCG